TTTCTTCTAATATTTCTAGAATTGAAAAACAAAATAAAATCTATTTCATCTTTTCCAAATAATTCTAGTTTCATTTTCTCCATCTCATCTAAATCTTCAGTTGTTTCTAAAGGTCGGTAAATATTAGAATTTAAACCATGGGGGATATATCTTATTACTTTATCTTCAGCTTTATCACCTAAAACAATTTTATTGATATTTACGGTTTGTTTAGAAATACCTAATAAAGCATCACATGATTCATAAAAAGCTTTATTATATAAGGGAGCAGGATAATCATCCCAAATATTAAGATAAATAATAGGAATATTTTTTCTAATTTCATTCTCAATATTGAATAACCACATAAAATATCTTGGATCTGTAACTAAGAAAATAGCATCTGGTTTTTCAATTTTAATTAATTGTCTTACTAATTCAGGATTTCCATAACCATCAGTAGGATAAATAAAAACACTAGAATCATCTAAACCAGTTTCTTTATCGGTATCAGCAGATAGATCAAATCTTTTACCTGCATCTGGGTGTTTAATAGCTCCTGCTAACTGGACCCAATTGAAATGCTGGCAAGTATGTAAAACTATTTCTTTTGCTACTGTTGCTACTCCAGAATGCACTCTAATATCATCACATATTAGGAGTATTTTCTTCCTTTCATTTTTAGGAAGATACTTAAAACTTTTATTCATATTATCTTTCTTTATAACTCTAAATTCGTTTGACTGTTTATTTGTTTTCTAAAATCTTCATCTGTAAGATACAAATAGATTGCTCGATCAGCAAGTTTTTGGAAAGAAAACTTACGTTTTACACATTCAATTTTAAAATTTTCAAATAGGTCACTTTGAATCTTAACACTTGTTAATGTCATATCTCTTTTAGTTGCCATTTTATTTATTTTTTATATTATATAAATATATCAGGATTAAAAAGTATTACCTAAACCACATAATTCCTTATCATCTTTAAAGGGACAAAAAGTGCATCCCCATTTAGATGGGTTAGGTTCCATTTCAATTTTACTATATTTATTTTCATTAAAACAAGTTTCTATAAATTCATTCAAAGCTTTTGTTGCTCTTCCCATTTTTATTTTACCTGATGGGGGTCTGAATTCTTGGACTCGTTTTTGAGGATAATCTCCATCCTCGTATACTTTTCTTCTTACAATAAAAAACTCGATATCAATATTTTCTTCAGGTACATCAAACTGCTTTGCAAAGAATTTTTTATATAAAATAAGTTGAAATTGTTTTTCTTCATCTTTTTTAGCATAGTCATTCCACCCTTTAGTTGAAGTTTTAATATCTATAATTTTAAACTTCTTAGTATTTTCATTGTACAGAACAACATCTAAAAATCCTATATAAACTATATCAGGATAATTTGGATGAGGAGATAAAGATATAGGAGTTTCTATTCCTACTAAATGCCATCCTCTTTTTGTAAAATAACTACCTCTTTTCTTCTTAATAAATTCTATTATATTAATTCCATCTTCACAAAATTCACTTAATTCCCCTGGATTAGAAAAGTGTTGTTTTTTATTTTTATTATATTCTGATAGATAATGCTCTCTTAATTTATCTTTAAGCATTTCATTTAAGTTTTCTCTATCAGCAGCTGCTCCACTTTTTTCATACATTACAGTTAAATAATGTTGTAAAACCTCATGCAATGCTTTTCCAAATACAGTATGAATAGAACCCTCATACTTTTTATGACCGTCTCTGTATTGTAATGCCCATTGTTTAGGACATTTTTTCCACATAGAATACTGTGAATAAGAGATATTCTTTTGAAAGGCGTAATTTACCTCTTGAGGAGTGTGTTGTTGTATCTCCTTTACTATAGGGGGAGTTTTAGCCATTTTTGAGCTCTATAAGCTTATCTAAATATTGTTTTGCTTTTAATAAATCTTCAATACCATTTTTATGTTTCCATCTTGTAACATATTTTACTATATTGCCCTCAAAGAAATCTAATTCATGAGAATGTGCATAATCCCACATTTCAATTCCATGGTTATAATGATCTGGATGTTTTACTCTTGACATTAAAAAGGTAATTCTCGTTCTTCTTCACTAAAATATCTTTCAATAGCCTCTAATCTATCATCAGCTTCAGATAATAAATTAAGTGCTTCAGTAGCATCTTGCATAAAATCATTAGCTGTATGATCACCAATTCCTACTGCTTGATTCTGTAGTAAATCTAGGGCCATAAGTGCTTTTTCTTTATCAGCTTGAGCTTGTGCTTTTAAAGCTTGTATAACTCTACTTTTTTTCATTTTAATAACTTTTTAATTTCTTTATCATCTAATCCCATCTCTCCTAATATAATAGGCATTTCCTCATCTGTTATTACATTAATATACGAACGAGCATCTGAGAATCCAACCTCATAGTAAGAAGCTATTTTCTCAACTAATTCTTTTTTTATCTCTTTATTTTTTGTTTTAATATATTGTAACCAGACTTTACGTTTTGGGATCATTTCTTTATAAAAATTATATATTTCTTTTTTATTTTGTGGCATTAAACTTTGCGCATAATCAGCGACTTCAACGTAATATGGGCTCATACTTATAAACCTATGTACCATATATGAATTAAAATTCTCCCAGTCCTTATCCACAAACTCTGTACTAGGGGTTTTGTACAGAGTTATATGTTGTAACCAATCAAATATATTTTTAGTTTTCAATAGAAATATCTTTGTACTCATCTCTTATTTCATTGGGTAATGAGTCAATTACAATTTTCTTTGTTTCTATATCATAAAATACTGGGATAGGAAGAATTGCATCTTCACTTCCTCCTACTACAAATTTACTTACTTTTCTTAAAAGAAAAGCTTGTCCAAATAATTTACCTCCGTCAAAACCTTCGATAGAAGTAGTGTTTGTAAGATCAATGTTAGGTTGTTGTTGATTATTCATTTTGTTTATTTTTTGTTTTCGAATTTATAATTAAATATTTCTAAATCTCTTTTATTATGATTTGTTACTATTTCAAAAGACTCATCACAATAATATTCTGAGTAATGTTTATGTTTACTTGAGTTCAAATTTTTTATTTTGGGAAAAGGGAGGTTTAAGTGATTGTAAATTGTTTCTACTCCTTTATCAAATTCCTCGTATCTTCCAATAAAATCCATTATTAAATTACCATTTTCATCTTCTAACCATTTATGGCAATTAGTCCAAACCCACCATGGAACATTTTTACAAAACTCTAAAAAGGTGCTATTTTTTCCACACCCAAATCTATCTCTATCTTCCTCACTTTGACATGAATTGTCTAACCAAGTATATAAATGTTGGGTTAAGTAACTCCACCAACTTACAGCTCTATCATAAGGATTTCTAAACACACCACACTTCCATATCTTATCCCAATTATCGTAATAATAATCATTTTGAGCCGCAGATACAAAGCTATGATTATCATGCTCCTCAGGGCGATTGGGATCATGAAATAAATCTCTATTTAACATCTTCTCTATAGAGGTGCATCCTGTTTTATGAACTGAAATAAATAAAAATTTATGTGGGGTAGATCTAATCATTTTTTATAGTATTATACATTCTTATTAAACAATCTCTATCCATTTGATTGTATTTTAAGTATTTTGTTTTCCAAACTTGAGATTTTTCATTATGATAATTAGCCCAGCTTCCATCTAAGTAAGCCTCCCATCTAAAACCTTCTTTTGTAACATAGCTTTCTACTTGCTCTTGAGTTACTGTTTTATCTCACAGTAATAATCTACAAAGAAAATTTTGCTCCTCACAATAATTTAACATTATTTTTCTTAAAATTCTTTTTAATATTGGGTTGTAATCTTTGGGTAAAGTATAAAATTGCCAACATGCTAAATGAAATGCATACCCGAAATAATAAGATTTATAAAGTGTTTTTTGAAAACCATTCCATTTTTCCTTTAAATCATAATGATGTCTTGAAGTATATTCATTATTAGTAATTCTTTTAAATCCAAGAATTTTAGCAATAATCCTATTTAAATTTAAAGCTAAAAACTTTTCTATCACTTGAATAAAACAACAAAAATTTACATAAAACTTTTTATGTTTTGTTCTTGTAAATAATTTTACCCAAGCCCACATATCAGGTGTCATTTTAAATTTACGCGACAATCTATACGGCAACTTACTCGCAATTTCCTCCAGATTTACATAGTCCTTATTTACATGAAGTGCAGCTAATGCCATTGTAACTTGATCCCTCGAAACATCATCTTCTCCATATCTACC